GTCATCGCCGCCCTCATCGGCCTGTTCATCGTCGTCATGGAACTGGCCGGCGCACCGAAAGCAGGTGCCCGGTGAACTCCATGGCCCTGTTCCTGCTGATCTTCGGCGCGGTTCTTCTCATGGGCGCCGCGCTCACCGAGTCCGGGTGGACCGTCGTCGGCTTCATCGGCATCACGTTCGTCGTTCTCGGGCTCATCATCCACTGGGCCACCGCCGGGACGGACGCGCTGAGATGACCTTCACCATCGTCGAAGTCACGCCCGACACCCTCGAGTGGGAAGAGGAACGTCGTCGCAGCGTCGGCGCTTCCGAAGCCGCCGCCGTCATGGGGATGTCCTCGTACGGGAACACGGCCCTGGACATCTACCGACAGAAACACGGCATCGACCGCGCGTTCGACCCGCTGCTCGCATGGATCGGACACCAGTCCGAGCCGATCATGCACGCCTGGGTGGAGGACTTCTCCGGCCTGGGGCTGACGCTCCTCCCTGGGTTCATGGCGAGATCCGTCGAGCACCCGTTCCTGCACGCCACGTTCGACCGGTGCACCACGAGCGGCCTCAAGATCCAGATGAAGACCGCGCATCACTACACCGGCCACCACTGGGACGACGGAATCCCGACCGACATCCGTGTTCAGGTTCAGGCGGAGATGGCCGTCTCTGGCGACCCGAGAGAGCTCGTCGTCGTCTGGATCGGCGGGCGGGAGTTCCGGTACTTCTGGGAAGCCCGCGACGACCGGTTCATCGACGAGTACCTGATCCCGCAGCTGCACGCGTTCTGGCACGGCAACGTCCTCGCCGGCGTCGCGCCGGATCCGTCCACCATGCGTGAGGTGAACGAGGTCCTCACCGACCAGAGACCAGTCGACCTCTCGGATACCGCATTCGACCTGCTCGAAGAGATCACGGTCCTTAATAGCGACATCCAGTCGATGACCGAAGAGCGGGACGCGAAGAAGGTCGCCCTCGCCCAGTACGTCGGGCCGGCCGACACCCTCCTCCACCGGGGCCGGAAGGTCGCCACCTGGCGCTCCCAGAAGGGGCGCGTCGGGTTCGACAAGGCCGGGTTCGCCGCCGAGCACCCCGACCTCCTCGCCGCTTTCACAACCGTTGGCGCCCCGTTCCGTGTGCTTCGCCGCACCAAGACCAAGGAGAACTCATGAGCGACCTCACTCAAGCGGCCGTCGCCGCGAAGAAGGACCCGACGATGAAGGAACTCGTCGAAGCCCAGATGCCGGCGATCGAGCGGCAGCTCGGCGGCGCGATGAACTCGGATGCGTTCGTCAGAGCGATCCTTTCCGAGATCGGAAAGTCCCCGGACCTGATGGCCGCGGACCCGAAGACCCTGCTCGGCGGCGTGATGCTCGCCGCTCAGCTGCGCCTCGAGATCGGTTCCGGGCTCGGAGAGTTCTACCTCACCCCGCGCAAGGAGCGCGGGCGTCAGATCTGCCTGCCGATCATCGGATACCAGGGCTTCATCAAGCTCGCGTTGCGCTCCGAGTTCGTGTCGAACGTGCAGGCGTTCCTCGTTCGGAAGGGCGACCAGTTCTCGTACGGCGCGAACGCTGAGCGAGGCATGTTCTACGACTGGGTCCCGCAGGACTTCGAGGAAACCCGCGACTGGATCGGCGTCGTCGCCACCGCGAAGATGCGCGCCGGCGGGACGACGTGGGTCTACCTCACCCGCACCCAGGTTCTCGATCGGCGCCCGTCGTACTGGCAGTCGACGCCGTGGAAGACGAACGAGGACGAGATGGTCAAGAAGACCGCCGTCCGGGCACTCGCGAAGTTCTTGCCGAAGTCGACGGATCTGGGGCGCGCGCTCGAGGCCGACGAAGCGAAGGTGCAGACCCTCCGCGGAGTCGACGAGGTGCAGGTCACCCGCATCGACGAGCCGGAGACGATCACGGTCGAGGAGAACACGGGGGCCCAGTCATGAGCGAAGCACACGCCAGAAACTCCGACCCGGTCACCTCCCACGAAGCGGCCGACGCGGCATCGCATCTGCTGTGGCCCTCACACCGTCTCGTGGAACGCATCCTCCGCGACCACCCGGACGGCATGACCGCGAAGGAACTCGAGCAGGCCGCGATCTTCCAGTACGGGTGGAAGCACTCGGAGTCGCGCATCAGGTCCGCGCCTGCCGAGATGAAGGAAGAGGGTCTGACGTTCGTCGCCGAGCTCGTCCGGCGCCCCGGAGACTCCCGCCGCCGGCAGCTGTGGAAGCTGGTGGACGCGTGAAGATCTCATCGCCCCTGTTCAGCCCCGAACCGAACAGCCCCGCCCCCGAGTGGACGGGCACCATGCCCCTCATCACGCCCGAGCCGTGGGCGCAGGACGCACTCTGCGCTCAGGTGGACCCGAACACGTTCTTCCCCGACAAGGGCGATACCGAGACGACGAAGCGGGCGAAGGCCGTCTGCGCACGGTGCAACGTCGTCGAGCAGTGCCTCGAGTACGCGCTGCGCACGAATCAGCGTCACGGCGTCTGGGGCGGACAGTCCATCGCCGTGCGGAGGAACGGCTGATGGCCGCGCCGACGGCGGCTGTGCGCCGCGACATGTACGTCCGCGACAATGGGCAGTGCTACACCTGCGGAGCGGTCGACGGCCTCTCCTTCCAGCACCGACGCGCGGACGGCATGGGGGGCTCGAAGATACAGCCCGGCGTGCCGGACGGTGTGACCGCCTGCGTCATCTGCAACGGCCGGTACGAGACCGACCTGCAGACGATCGCGCTCGGGTACGGGTGGAAGGTCCGCAAGTGGGCCGACCCGCTGATGGTGCCGGCGTTCCACGCCCCGTCGTTCACCTGGTACCGGTTCGAGGGCATCTTCCGCCACGTCGTGACCGCGGTCGTCGCGTGGGACATGATGCACGCCGTCTACGGGGAGCAGTACCTCGGGTGGCGAGCCGAAGCCGACGACACCCTCCGCGCCCGCGTCCTCTACGAGCGGGGGACCTGATGCGTATTCGAGGAACGAAGCCGGAGTTCTGGCGATCGAAGCGCATCGCGTCGGTCTCCTGGGACGCGCGGCTCGTGCTGAAAGCGCTCGAGTCCTACGTCGATGACAACGGCGTGGGTGAGGACGACGTCAACGTCATCGTCGGCGACTGCTTCCTCCACGACCTCATTCGCGAGCCCTCGCGAACCCTCGCGAGGGTGTCCGAAGCGATTTCCGAGCTCGAAACGACCGGATTGATGTGGCGATACGGCGCGAACGGCAAGCGGCTGCTCTTCATCTCCTTCTGGGAGACCGTGCAGCGAGTCGATAAGCCTCAGCCCGGAAGAAACCCCAGGCCAGACGGGACTATGAACTACAAGGACTCGGTCATTCGCGAGTCGAACGGGAGTCCTCGCGAAGCCTCGCGAACCCTCGCGCCTGTAACAGGGGAACAGGGGAACAGAGGAACAGAGGAACAGGGGGGGTCACGCGACGAAACGTCGCCCCCCACCCCCACATGCCGAAGACACCCGGACGGCACCGACTCCCCCTGCGCAGCGTGCAAGAAGGCGCGGCAGGACTGGGAAGCCACCCAGCCGAAGAAGACGACCCCGATCCCCGCTCGCATCACTGACACCTCTGGCATGTGCGACATCCATTCCGGGTATCCGCTGCCGTGCCATCGGTGCGAGAACGAAAGCGAGGCGGCATGACTCCGGCCATGGCCTTCGCCGAGTTCCTCGACCGCTGCTGCCAGCGATACGTGAAGCAACCCTCCTACCGGCGGACGCTCGAGAACGAGCGACCCGACCACCGACCCGTCAAACGAAAGGCGGCCTGACTATGGCTGGCGAAACGATCATCACCGTCGTGGGGAACCTCACGGCCGACCCCGAGTTGCGGTACACGCAGAACGGACTGCCCGTCGCGAACTTCACCATCGCGTCAACCCCGCGGAACTTCGACAAGGCCTCCGGGGAGTACAAGGATGGCGACGCTCTCTTCCTCCGGGCGTCCGTGTGGCGTGAGTTCGCCGAGCACGTGGCCGGGTCGCTGACGAAGGGGTCCCGCGTCATCGCGACCGGTCGCCTCAAGCAGCGCACCTACCAGGACCGCGAAGGGCAGAACCGGACTGCCATCGAGCTCGAGGTCGACGAGATCGGCCCGAGCCTCCGCTACGCCACCGCGCAGGTCACCCGCGCCGCCGGCGGCACCGGTGGAACGTCCGCTCCCACGGCTCAGACCACCGCGGACGAGCCCTGGGCCACCCCGGGCGCCACCGCGAGCACGAGCGCGAACGACACCTGGAACGGAGGCGGGACCTATGGAGACGACACCCCGTTCTGACCACTCCACCCCCCGAGGGAACACCATGCTCGAAACACTCATGCCCTGCGCGAACGGATGCGCGCGCGCCGACGGCGCCCCGTACGCCGCCCGCCACGGCCGCTACTGCAACCGCTGCTGGGGACGCATCGACATCCCCCTCGGCATCGCCGGCGAACTCACCCACCACCTCCTCGGCAACGCGCTCAGCAGCAGCGGCAGCACCGACGACCGGGTCGACACGTCCAAGGACGCACCCGTCCCGTTCAACCAGGCCGCGTTCGACGACGCGAACGAGCTCTACGCGGGCATCGTCCACACCGTCGCCGTCTGGGCCGTGAACCTGGGACAGCAGGCGCCGCAGATCGACGCCTGGCGCAACGAACGAGGAACGGCCGTCGGACTCCCCACCGGGCTCACCCCGAAGGCTGCAGGGAACGTCGTGGCGGCCCTGGCGACGTGGATCCGGGTCCGCCTCGACGACATCCTCGACTCGGCGCACAGAGACGACATCGAAGCCCTCACCGAGACCGTCGGCGAGTTCTGGAAGATGAACGCCCGTTGGCCTCGAGTGGAGCGCGCCGACTACTCGTCGATGCCCTGCCCGATCGAGGACTGCAAGCGACGCATCGCGGTCTACCCGCCCGCGTTCGCTGGCGACACCCGCCGCATTGTCTGCACCGCTGGCCACTGGTTCCCGGAGGAGGAGTACGAGCACCTCATCCTCGTCTTCCAGCAGCAGGCGAAGGGCCAGAAGAAGACGAACCGGGTCGCGGCACACCTCGCGAAGAAGTTCGGGATCGGAGCCACGGCATGACCGGTACTGCGGGCGCCCGCCTCACCAACGCTGAGCTCGACAACAAGGTCCGCTCACTGGCCTCGGTCGGAGGCATCTACGAGGACGTCGCCCGGATCGTCGAGCACTACGAGCGCCCGCGGTGCACGGACGCTCATACCCCGGAACAACAGGATGGGACTACGCCATGAGCCTCCGCAGTGGTGAGCTCTTCGCCGGCGTCGGTGGCCTTGGAATGGCGGTCGACGAGGTCTTCGGATCCGAACCCGCTTGGTTCGCCGAGTTCGACGCAGCACCGTCCAAGGTGCTCGCGCACCGCTACCCGCACGTCCCCAACTTCGGCGACGTGACGCAGCTGCGCGACGCCCCGAAGGTCGACATCCTCGCCGGCGGTTTCCCCTGCCAGGACGTGTCCCTCGCCGGCGCACGCCGCGGCATGAAAGACGGCACCCGCTCCGGACTCTGGTCCGAGTACGCCCGCATCATCGACGAGGTCCGACCGGACTGGGTCGTCATCGAGAACGTGAGAGGACTGATCAGTGCCCGAGCCGATAGCGAGGTGGAACCCTGCCCGTGGTGTGTGGGAGACGGAGACGATGAGTATCATCTGCGGGCACTCGATGCCGTACTCGCCGACCTTTCCCGTCTCGGGTTCGATGCGGAGTGGACTGGCCTTCGAGCAGCAGACATCGGTGCCCCTCACGGACGATTCCGATTCTTCATCCTCGCCTGGCCGAACGAGCGCACTCTTCCCGACTCCCCAGGTGGCGGACGCAACGGGTGGGCACGCGAGCCGATCCGGGAGCAGATCGAACGAACTACTTCTGCCGGGAGTGGCGGTGAGTCTCGCGCTCTGACGCTGCTGCCGACGCCTGTCGCGCAACCGTCGGGGAACACCCCTGAGGATCACCTCCGCAAGAAGCCGGGCCGGGAGGTGGTGACGGATCTCGCCATCATCGCCGAGAACGACCTGATCCGCACGGGCGGACGCTTGCTGCCGACCCCAGTCGTCACTGACGCGAAGGGCGCCAGAAACGCCACCTCCGGCCGGCGCGAAGGATCAGAGCATCACAGCGGCACAACGCTGACCGACGCGGTGACCCTCATGCCCACCCCACGGGCCACGCGGGGCGGGTCGGCGACCGAGATGGCGTACGCGATGGGCGGAGAACGGTCCGACGACGAACGCCCACAGGGTGTCGTCGTTCCCGGCACCGACTGGGGACCCTACGCGGCTGCGGTGAAGCGCTGGGAGGTCGGGACCGGACGCTCGGCTCCTTCGCCCGTTCGCAACGACGGGAAGGGTGGGAAGCCCCGCCTGAACCCCGAGCTGCCCGAGTGGATGATGGGCTGGCCCGCAGGCTGGGTGACCGACATGGCGATCGGTTTGACCCGCGCCGAGCAGCTCAAGGCCGCCGGGAACGGCGTCGTCCCGCAGCAGGCTGCCGCCGCGCTGCGCATTCTTCTCGCCCGCCCGGGCGTACCCGCTATCCGAGAGGAGCAAACAGCATGACCGTATCCATCCGTGATTTCGATGCCGCAGTTCAGACGTTCAAGGCCGCTTGGGAAGCGGCGGACCAGGCAGGTCTTGTCGGTCACCGAGTCCAGTCCGGCGTGCAGGCGCTCATCAACGCCGGGTGGGGCCCCCATAGCCCGAATCAGGAGAACAGGAGTTAGTCATGGCAGTCATCGAAATCCAGACCATCGAGGGCGGGCGGCTGACTTGGGTCGGAATCTACCGCGACTCGAACAAGGCGCGCGCGATCGGGTGGGGAAACACGCTCATCAATGGGTTCGCGCGCTCCCACGAGCACCACGAACCCAACCTCCGCATCCTCGACAAGCCCGCGAGCGAGGGCGGAATCGTCATCGGCGCATGGCAGTCGGAGGGCTACGAGTCCAGTGCACAGGGAGGCACAACATGAGCACCGCAGACGAAGCACTCGACGAAGCGGGCAAGACCGTCGAGGACTACGCGGCACTCGACCGAGCGATCGGGTCCGTGCTGTTCAATGTCTCGAACTTCCCGGAACGAGCGCAGGCCCGGCTTCTCGGGCAGAACATGCGTCCCCTGAACGAGAAGCTGGCAGACGCGATCCTCGCTGCGGGTTTCCGGCGCCCGTCCCCACCCACCGACAAGCAGCTTGAGGCGGCGGCGAAGGCGCTGTGGGTCGCTCAGCAGGATGTCGCGGGCTGGGCGCGTCAGGTGGTCGACGATGTGTTCTCGCCGGCCGACGACTGGCCGGACGAAGCACTGCGCTGCTACGAGCAGGCGCAGGAAGCGTTCGCGGCTGCTGCTCGGGTTGGGGGTGCGGCATGAGCGACTACACGCCCACGACCGAGCAACTGCGCGACAAGTACGCCCAGCACGCTCTCACATCACGTGGATGGCCCGGCGGCTGGGTCGGCGAACGCGTGGACCGAGAAGCGCGGGAAGAGTTCGATCGATGGCTGGCAGAGCACGACGCGCAGGTCCGCGCCGACGCGCTCCGAGAAGCAGCAGCTGGGCTTGTGGAATCCGGCTGGATCGAGCGCGAAGAAGCCCGCATGGCGAGTTCGTGGCTGACCGCCGAAGCCGAGAAGCAGGCCCCAGATCACACGAATGGGAGTACGCGATGAAGGCAGTGCAGCTCGCCAAGAACCCGATGGACATCGTTCCCAGCGAGGTCATGCGCCTGCTCGCGACGCCCGAGGGGAAGACGTTCGGCTACGGCTACGGCCCCGGCTGGTCGCTCATGTTCGGCAGCGAGCACGGCGACATCCAGGTCGAGCCGGGTGAATGGGTGGTCCGCCACTCGAACGGCGCGATCACAGTTCAGGCAGTAGCGCCCGAGCCGACCGGGGAGGAGAACCATGTCTGATCCGATCTTGCTGGAGAACGAACGACGCGCGCTCGCGACCGTCATCCGCGATCACTTCTACGCGACCGGCAACGAGATGACCATCGAGTCGACCGCCGACGCAGTGCTCGCCGCCGGTTTCCATCTGCGCGACCTTGATCCCCCCGAGCCGACCGGGGAGGAGAACCATGCCTGAACGCGCACCAGTACAGCCGGGACCGCTAGGGCCCGCCGGAACGATCGCTTGGGACGAGCACGTGCGCGTGTGGAAGGCCTATCACGAGCGCTACCGCAACGATCAGAGCGCCGAGCGCATCGCCGAGCGCGGCGGCTTCGGACACAGCGAGATCCTGCAGTTGACCGGAGGGCTCGCGCAGACCTTCACCCGCACCTACACCGGCCACGGACAAGGTGCGGTCCACTGGATCGGCGACGCGCCCACCAGCCTGCACGGCAACGGCGCATCGTCGTTCCGTCACACCTCGCGAGATGCGACCGAGGTGACATGCAAGCTATGCCTGGCACTGCTCGCTCGTCACCATTCGACCGATCCGGGAGGCGGGTGATGCGCTGCGACGAGGGGAAGACCCGCTACGCCACTCACCACGAAGCCATCAAGACGATCATCGCGTGGTCCTGGCACTACGCCTGGAAGAAGCGCCCCGGTCGCACCCCGAGCCGCGCCTACATGTGCCCGTTCTGTGGCACCTGGCACATCACCAGCCAGCGCAGGCGCGGCCGGCCCCAGAGGAACATCGACGAGCCGAAGGACGTGACACCCCAGTGCTGAACGACGAGTGGCACACCGCCATCCGCGGATTCCTCCGCACCGAGAGAGCCGGCGGCAAGCCTGAGACGACCGTGACCGCTCGCCGGTACCACCTGCAGCATCTCGCGAGACGGACAGACCTCGGCCCATACGAGCTCACGTCCGACGACCTGCTCGAGTACACGGCCGAGCAGCCGTGGGGACAGGACACCCGGCGCGGACGCCGCACGACGCTGGTCCGGTTCTACGAGTGGGCGATCGCGCAAGGGCACACCGACGAGAACCCCGCCCTGGCGCTCCCGAAAGTGCGGATGCAGGCCGCAGTCGCCCGGCCCTGCCCCGAGCCCGTGTACCGCACCGCCCTGGCCCGCGCCGACGCCCGCGAACAGATCATGCTGCGCCTCGCCGGCGACGTCGGACTCAGGCGAGCCGAGATCGCCCAGATCCACACGGACGACCTCATGCATGATCCGGACGGCTGGACTCTCGTCGTGCACGGGAAGGGGAACAAGGACCGTGTGGTGCCCGTCCCGAACGACCTCGGCTCGGCACTGGGAGACAAGCCCCGCGGCTACGTCTTCCCCGGCGACGAACAGGGACACCTCGCAGCACGCACAGTCGGCGTCCTCGTCCGAGACCTACTCCCCGGCGTCTACACCTGCCACCAGCTGCGGCACATGTTCGCGACCAAGCTCTACGCCCGCACCCAGGACATCCTGCTCGTCCAAGCGATGCTCGGTCACGCCTCAGTGGGGACAACGCAGCGGTACGTCGCCTTCGACCGGGGAACCATGCGAGCCGCCGTCCAAGCCATGTCCGACGCCGCCTGACCTGGATCGTGTTTCCAGCCACAGGTGCGGGGGCGCCTCGATAGAATTGAGAGACCCCCGCACCTGCTGGTAACAGGCCGGGGGCATGACCGACCGGAAGGGGTCGATATGAACCATGCTACTGAGTGCACGAACGTCAACGAGCAGGGCGAGGATTGCCACCGCCCCCTCGACGTAGGGTCGCCCGTATCTCTCTGCCGCATCCACCTCGTCCTCGCGGCGCAATACATCGTCGACATGCAGCGGGCGCGGAAGGAAGCCGCACGGAAGACTCCGGTCGGACGCCCGAAGCTGGGACGCCCGCAGGTCGTCTACTACCTGCGCCTCGGGAACCGCATCAAGATCGGCACATCGACGAACCTCCCGACGCGTCTCCTCGCTCTACCCCACGACGAGGTACTGGCGGTCGAGCCCGGCGGCAACGCAGTAGAGCACAACCGCCACCTCCAGTTCGCGAAGCACCGCAAGACCGGTGAGTGGTTCGCAAGTAGCCCTGAACTCCGAGAGCACATCGCGTCCGTCCGCCGTACCCACGGGGAACCGATGCGCGTGTGGGAGCAGGTGAAAGCCAACACGCCAGGTTAGGGCGACCTTGCTTGACGCGGGACCTGCGCGATCTGTGTATGATTGTCGTGTCAGGTCGCGCCCACCACGGGTAGCGACCTCTTCTGCTTCCAGAGCCCCGCACACCACCACGTGCGGGGCTCTCCCCATTCCCCCAGCAAGAGGCCAGGCGCCCAGCTGAACGCGTACAGGCGACGCACTGATGAGGTGATCCCCGTGACACGAGGGAAAACATTCGATCAGGGCGAACGCGCACGCGAACTGTTCGACCAGGGGAAGTCGTGCAACGCCATCGCGAAGGAACTCGACGTCGCGCCGTCCACGATCAGCAACTGGGCGAAGCGTGAGGGTCTCTCGTTCGAGCGTGCGCAGACGGCGAAGGCTGTCACTGCGCACCGCATCGATCGGGCTGCTGCACGTGCGGACATCATCGACCGGTTGTACAAGCGTTCTCAGGCGATCCTGGACCGGCTTGAGGCCGACGTGTACGTGTACTACATCGCGGTCCCTGGTGAGGGCATGGAGCGTGTCGAGGACGACAACCCGCCGGCGATCGACGAGAAGAACCTTGCGTCGGCGATCGGGATCTACGTCGACAAGGCTTCCCGCCTCGAGCTCGTCGATGGTGATGCCGGTGAGGAATCGGCGCGGAGCATGCTGGCTGAACTCGGGACGTTCCTGGGTGTGTCGTGACGGGTCACCTGCCGGGTGATTCGTTCCGCGCGCCGATGTCGGACAAGCAGCTGTGTTCGCTGCGTGAGTCGACGGCGCGCGTCAACATCTGGGAAGGGTCGGTCCGCTCCGGGAAGACGATCGCGTCGCTGATGCGGTGGCTCGTGTACGTCGCGACGAACACTGTCCGTGGGGAACTCGTCGTGGTGTCCCGCACCCGTGACTCTGCGGCCCGCAACGTGTTCGCCCCACTGATGGACCCTTCCCTGTTCGGGAACATCTCCCGCTACGTGCAGTACACCTCTGGTGCCGCGTACGGGACGATCCTCGGCCGCCGCGTGTGGGTCCTCGGGTCGTCGGATGTGCGGTCGGAGAACGTCCTCCGTGGTCTCACCTGTGCCGGCGCGTACGTGGACGAGATCACCCTCCTCAAGGAGGACTTCTTCACGCAGCTGCTCAACCGCCTCTGGGAGGGCGCGCAGCTGTTCGGGACCACGAACCCCGACTCCCCCGGTCACTGGTTCCGGAAGTTCCTCGACCGCTGCGAACCCGGACACCGACAGTTCCTCCCCGACTGGCGGGTGTGGAAGTTCCTCCTCGACGACAACCCCATGCTGTCGGAGGAACGGAAAGCCGCGATCCGTCGCGAGAACACGGGCCTGTACTACCGGCGCAACGTGCTCGGCGAGTGGGTTGCCGCTGAGGGGTCCATCTTCGACACGTTCGACCCGAAGCCCGGCGGCGCTCACGTCATCGCCTGGGCCGATCTCCCCCCGATCACGGAACTCATCGCGGTCGGCATCGACTACGGCGTCACGAACCCCACCGCTGGTCTCCTCCTCGGCATGACGGAGGAGTACGACGAGTACGGGAACCTGACGCCGCGTCTCGCTGTCATCGACGAGTACTTCTTCGACTCGAAGATCGAACAGCGGAAGCTCGCACCGTCGGAGCTCGCGCACGAGTTGAAGACGTGGCTCGCTGAACCCCACCTCCCGCCTGGTGCACCGAAGCTCACACCCCGGTACCTGATCCTCGACCCGTCAGCGACCGGCCTGCGCGTCGAGATGGCGCAGCAGGGCATGAACTCCACGAACGCCGACAACGAGGTCCTGTACGGCATCCGGACCCTGTCGTCACTCGTCGCCGGGAACCGTGTGGTCATCACCGACCGTTGCCCGAACCTAATCCGCGAACTCCCCGGTTACTCGTGGGACCCGAAAGCCACACTCCGTGGCGAAGACAAGCCCATGAAGGTCAACGACCACGCGACGGACGCGTTCCGGTACGCGGTCGTGACCACCGAATCGATCTGGCGTCACCACGTGAAGCTGGCGGCCTGAGAGGACACATCACATGCCCTCGACGCCCTGGCCTCCCGCACCGCACGATGTCGCCCTGGCTCAGTTCGAGACGTGGGATGGCCTGTACTCCGGTATCGGCCGGGCGCCGGGTGTGTCCGCTGCGGCGACGCACGTGCACAACGGTGTCCCGCACACTGGCGGGCTCGTCGGTGCCGTGCAGCGCAGCGTGTTCGGTCGCCCCGTCGTCCCTGGTGAGAACCGCACGGACGTGCACATCCCGATCGCGGGCGACCTCGCACAGCTGTCGTCGGAGCTTCTGTTCGCAGAGGCCCCGAAGATCCTGCTGCCCGACTGGGAGAAGACGAACAAGCAGGCTCAGGAACGCCTCGAGCTCATCGTCGCGTCCGACGAGGGCCACGCCGAACTCCTCCGCTCCGGTGAGTACGCGGCCGCGCACGGTGGCACGTACCTCGCTGTCGCGTGGGACTCGGAAGTCCGCGACCACGTCTGGTTCCGGTCCTACCGTGCCGACTGCGCGATCCCCGAGTTCCGGTACGGGATGCTGTTCGCCGTCACCGTGTGGACCGAGTACGAGGTCGGCGACAAGGTGTTCCGGCTGCTCGAGCGCCACAAGCCCGGGTCCATCACGTACTCGCTGTGGCGCGGCTCGGAGAAGGAGAAGGGCGAGCAGGTCCCCGTCACCGATCTCCCCGACACGGCGCATTACGCGGACATCAGCCCGAAGATCGACGCCGAACGCCTCCCCGAAGCTGCGCAGCTGGACATCGTCACCCCGACCGGTGTCGAGTGGCTGACGTGCGAGTACTACCCGAACATGCTCCCGAACCCCATGTGGGACCGGGCCGGCACGCTCGCGAACCTCGGACGCTCCGACTACTACGGCATCGAGGAACTGTTCGAGACCGCTGACTTCCTCTGGTCCTCGCTGATCCGCGATTTCGTCAACGGTCAGGGCCGCCTCGTCGTCCCCGAGTCGTACCTGACGGTCAGCGGCCCCGGTAAGGGCGCCGAGTTCGACATGTTCCGTCAGGTGTTCGCCGCGACCGGCGCGCTCGACAAGGGCGAGTCGAAGCCGATCGATCAGGTGCAGTTCGCGATCCGCGTCGAGGAGCACATCAAGGGCATCGAGGCCGTGAAACGTCAGGTCGCTCAGTCCGCCGGCTACTCGGTGTCGCACTTCGGTATCCACGACCAGATCACCCGCACGGCCACCGAGGTCACGGACGACAAGGCCGACTCGGAACGCACCCGCGACAAGAAGGCCCTGTACGTTCGGCCTGCCCTGTCGCGGCTCGCTCGGACCGCTCTCGCGATCGACGGCCTGCTGTTCCCCGGCAAGGGTGGCGCGACGATCGACGCTCTCCCGGAGGTCGTGTTCGCTGACGTGTCGCAGATCGACCCGGAGAAGAACGCTCGCACGATCCAGATGTTGGACGCCGCCCGCGCGGTCTCCACGGCGGTGAAGGTGCGGATGGCTCACCCCGACTGGGCTGAGAAGCAGATCGGCGACGAGGTCACGGACATCGAACGTGAGCAGGGCATCCCGGCTCCTGAACCCACCACGTTCACCGGAGAGGCCCCAGCGCCGGCAGAACCCGTTCCCGCCGCGGACGCCGATGAGTGACACCGACATCATCGAGGTCCACTGCGAATGGTGCGGGAAGCTCCTCTGGATCCGTCGTGTCGGTGTGACCGTCTGCTCATGCGGTGTCCGGCATACGTTCGTGCCCAGCTGAGCAGGGGGTGACCCGTGGCGCTATACGTCCCGGACCCTGAACGCACCATCGAGGACCTCGTCGAAGACCTCGCCGCGGAACTCGCAGACCGGTACCGGGAAGCGGAAGACGAACTGATCCGTCAGGTCGCGATCCGCGCCGTCCGTGACATGGCGCTGTCGAACGAACTCCCCACTGCGGGCGACGTGCTCACGCTCGAGCAGCTGCGCCGACAGAACCGGGTCCTCGCCGAGCTCGCCGCGCACCGTGCGCGTGCGACTCGGGAACTCACCACGCTCGCCGTGCAGATCGCGTCGAAGCTGCGCCCGCAGGAAGAAGCCGCCCGGCTAGTCCACGCGGCCGCAGCGGAGGGTGAAGCGTCGGCGGCGGCACGGCTCGGGTTCGCCCGGCGCCCGCCCGTCGGCAACGTCGGCATCCCGCTCATCGGTGGTGCGGCGTCGGTGTCGTCGACCACGCTTACCGGCACGGCCACGCAAGCGGTCGCAGCCCTGGTCCTGAACCTGCAGTCTCGGCTCGAGGTGCTGCAGCAGCGCATCACCCGGTACCCGCAGGACGCCTACCAGCGCATCGTTTCCCTCTACTCCCCGAACACGCTCCTCGGCATCACGACGTCGCGGGAGATGCAGGCGCGGGCCGTGCAACGGTTCCTCGCTGAGGGCATCACCGGGTTCGTGGACCAGGCGAGCCGACGGTGGACGATCGGCGCGTACGCCGAGATGGCAGGCCGCACATCAGTCGCACGGGCGTACAACGACGCCGGCGTATGGCGAATGCGGCAGTCGGGCCTCAACCTCGGCACAATCACCGGATCCCTCGACGCCTGCAAACGCTGCGCACCGTGGATCGGGAAGATCGTGTCCCTCGACGGCACACCCGCCGGCGACGCCACCGTCCCGCACGCGACCCTCAACCAGTCGGTCACCGTGCATGTCGAAGGAACACTCGACGAGGCGCGCGCTGCGGGCTGGGGTCACCCGAACGACCGGTGCAAGGTCGTCTCGTACGCTCCCGGCCTCGCGATCCCGCAGGCCGACTTCGAGTACAACGAGCGGGCCGAGAAGCAACGCGCCGAACAGCGCCGCCTCGAACGCGAACTGCGCGCCGCCCGCCGCCGCGAAGTGTCCGCGATGAACGACACCGACCGCCGGAAAGCAGCAGGCGCGGTCCGTGACGCACAAGCCGAGCTCCGCGAGTTCACCCGCGACACCGGCCGACGCCGCGACTACGCACGCGAACAGCTGCGGTTCGCCGACGGCTGATAAGCCCACGGCTGATCTCTCGCCGATATAAGCCCCTCGCCGCGGCCGGCCCTGCACGTCACCGCGGCGAGGCCCCCACGTTCCAGCGCAGGGCTGGACGGACGCCAGGCGCGTCACCCTCAGGAACCCAGGAGGCTCCACCATGACCGACCCCATCGACCCGCCCGTCGATCCCACGCCCGCACCGCCCGCACCCGCTGGTACGCCGCCGTGGGGCAACGATCCGTCGAAGTACGACCCCGACACCGCCGCTCGCTTGATCGAGAACCTCCGGGCCGACAAGGCCACCGCCGATCAGCGTGAGAAAGACGCTGTCGCCGCAGCCGTGCGGAACGCGCAGGCCGACCTCGCGAAGACCGTCGGCAAGTCCCTCGGCCTCGTCGCCGACGACGCACCCGCCAGCGCCGAAGAACTGACCGCGTCGATCCGCGAGAAGGACGACACGATCGCCGCGCAGGCCACCCAGATCCAGGAGCTCACCGCAACGAACGCGGTCCTCCGCTTCGCCGACAAGCTCAACGCGAGCATCGACGAACTCACCGACTCCAGCAGCTTCCAGCGGAAGCTTCTGGCCCTCGACACCAGCGCCACCGACTACGACTCCCAGGTGGAGTCCCTCGTCAAGGACGCCGTCGACAAGAACCCCCGCTTCCGCAAGACCCAGGTGGCCTCCCGGAGCGGCGGAGCAACACCCCCCAGTGGAGGTACGCCGTCCGGCGACCCCGAAGACATCGACGCGATCCGCAAGAAGCGCGCCGAAGAGAAGCGCTCGTAAGGGCGCAGAGAGGCCACCATGGTCAACGCATTCATCACGCCCGACGTCATCGCGCGTCGTGCCCTCGCAGCGCTGTACGACCAGCTGGACGTCATGCCGCTGTACCACACCGACCTCACACAGGAGTTCACCTCCCAGAAGGTCGGCGACACCATCAACGTGCGCAAGCCCGCGACGTTCGAGGCGAAGATCTTTAACCGTGCGAACGGGATCGAGCTGCAGGACGTCGAGGAAGACACGATCCCGGTGAAGCTCGACAAGATCGCGGATGTCTCGTTCGCGGTCACCGCCGAGGACCTCACGCTCGAGATCGGCGCGTTCGACGAGCAGCTGATCACCCCGGCCACGCAGGCCCTCGCGAAGCACGTCAACGTCGCAGCCCTGTCGCTGCGCGGCGACATCACCCAGTCCGTCGGTGTCGCTGGCACCGGCAAGGCCGGCTGGGACACCCCCGAGGTCCTCGCCGACGCCGGCATGATCCTCGACACGCACGACGTGCCGCTCCAGGATCGCGCCGCGATCATCGGACCGCGCATGTACAACGCGTGGCTCAAGAACGAGCTCATCAAGCAGGCCGACAAGTCCGGTTCCACCGCGGCGCTCCGTCAGGGGTCCGTCGGCCGCGACGTGTTCGGCTTCGAGACGTTCAAGTCGAACCTGATCGAGGGTCCCGCCGCCAACCCGGCGACCGGTCAGCCCACCACCGAGGTCGGCATGGCGTTCCACAAGAGCGCCTTCGCCTACGCGTCGGCTCCCCTCGCGGTCAGCCCCGGCTCGAACGGTGCGGTGGTCTCGTACCGCGGCATCTCGATCCGCGTGGTCTACGACTACGACATCAAGTACAAGCAGACCGTCGTCTCCCTCGACACGCTGTACGGCGTGAAGACGCTCGACCCGAACCGGGCCGTGCTCATCAAGGGCGCGAACAAGGCCTGATCGTGGCTGTGAAGTCGAAGGCGAAGACGTCGCGTACCGCGAAGGACGCACCGTCGTCGTCGGAGGGCAAGTTCCCTCCGGTCGACAACGGGCCGTCCACGGAGGGCAAGGAGCAGTCCTTCCCGAAGCCGGGGACCCCGGCGCCCAAGGAGTAACCCAGTGGCCCCGCCAGGCTGAGCAATCGTCTGGCGGGGCTGCACCAATGCCGCGTAGCTCAGCAGGCAGAGCGCCCGACTGTTAATCGGGAGCGCGCTGGTTCGACCCCAGCCGCGGCAGCAACGACCCCCAGGAGGCATCATGCGCATCATCCACCCGCGTCCCGAACTGGGCCGTCAGACCATGTTCGACGTCGACTTCATCGACGGTGTCGCGAACGTCGACTCGCTGCACCCCGAACGTGAGCTCGCGTTCCGTCAGCACGGCTTCGCCATCGAGGCGGATCTGGGTGTGGAGGCACCGTTCCAGGAGGATCTCGGCGAGCCGATCGTCGATCTCGCGGCGCTCACGAAGACGCAGCTGCGCGACATGCTCCCCGAGGACGCCGACATCTCCGCCCGGGCGAGCAAGGCCGACCTGATCGACGCCGTGTCCCGGCAGCCCGCCGAACCGATCCCCGGCAGCATCGAGATCGGGCAGGGCGTGTTCATCGGCACCGCCACGGACAACATCGCGCCCGGGGGCCTCGTCCTCGGCGACGTGGCCGCGTTCGCCGAGCCGGACGCGGTCGGCGAGGCTTACGTCCCGACCAGCGACGAGATCTCCGCCCGCAACGCCGCGATCGTCGCCGACATGGCCGCCGAACCGCCCGCGTCGGAGTCCTGATGCCACAGCGCGTCTACGCCACCGCCGGCCAGTACGACGAGTTCGCAGAGGAACCCTGGGGCGGAACACCCGAACTCCTCGAGAAGCGTCTCCGGGCCGCATCCATCGAGGTCGAGAAGCTCCTCCGCACCGCCGTGTACGCCACCGACGACGACGGGTACCCGCTCGACGCCGACACCGGCGACGTGTTCGCTGAGGCGACGTGCGCGGTCGTGGAGTACTGGCAGTTCACCGACGACCCGTACGGCGTCGAGGCCACGCAGGGCGCCGTGAAGATCGGGTCCGTGTCCCTCGGTACCACTTCATCCGGTGCGGACAACTCGTCCGCCCGCGAGAAGCTCGCCCGCCGCATCGGCGAGAAGGCGATCGACATCCTCACGAACGCCGGCTTCATCGGCTACAGCGTCTCCCACACGTAGGAGGAACCGTGGCCCGCCTCCGCGCGAAGCACCTGCAGCACCGGGTCGACATCCAGCCCCTCAAGGGTGAAGGCGCAGAGGGCGACATCTGGGACAACGTCCGCGCCGATCGGCCGGCGTACGTTGAGCAGAAGTCCCGCCTCGTCGTCGACCGCCGCTCCACCTCCCCCACGTTCGGCCAGGAGGTCACCGCGCGGTCGTTCGTGGTGCTGCTGCCCGAGGATGACACCCTCCCACGCTCCCGGGTGACGGTTTGGAAGGGAACGTCCCGGGCACGCACGTCCGAGGTGATCGACTCCGCGTACTTCGAGTACAAGGGCACCCCGTCCCACGTCGAGCTCTACCTCGAGTAGGAGGCCACCGTGGGTGTTCGCGCGACCGTCTCCATGAGCAACAACGTCGACCGCTCCACAGGCGAGATCCTCGAGGGTCTCGTGCGGGGCGAAACCCTCGCCGCCGAACGTCTCCTCACGCTGTCTGCCGCGGTCGCCCCGTTCGACATCGGAACGCTCGTCGGGTCCGGGCAGGTCGAACCCGCTACGGACGCCGAAGAGGGCTCCGCGGTCGTCTACGACACCCCGTACGCCGCACGCCTCCACGAGCACCCGGAGTTCAACTTCCAGGGCGGCCGGCAGGGGAAGTACGTCGAGGAGCCCGCAGTGCAGAACCGCAAGGAGCTCGGCGACATCATCCGCAAGGAGGCGCGCGGTGGCTGACGCTCCCGAGATCGTCCTGAACCGCGCGATCGCCGTCCTGCTCCAGTCCGAAGGCCTCGCGGTCTACGCGCCGACCGGCCCCATCCCGAACAAGGGCATCCGCCTCGACGGGGTCATGCCGACCACGGTCAACGAGTTCACCCTCCTCACTCCCCTCCGCCCCGTCCCCGACGGGCGCTCGGACATGGAGTACCGGACGCAGATCTACACCCGCCGCGTCGGCTCGCTCCTCGTCGCTCGACAGTGGGCGTCGGACCTGCGCGAGCTCCTCGACCAGCAGGAGTACCCGCTCAACGTCCTCGGGATCTCGTGGGCGTACGAGTTCTCCGCCACCGACTTCGAACCCGACTCGCAGGGACGCTCGGCCGTCGCCTGCACCTACTACTTCCGCGGCCGCCGGCCGTAGGACCGCCGGAAGCGCCGGCAACCACCCACCCAGAAGGAGGCGGACGCATGTCCGACACGACTCTCTACGACACGACGGCGCCCTCCGCAGGGTCCCTCGCGCTCGCCCACCAGAAGCTCATCCGCGTCAAGCTGCAGGGCGTGTTCCGGAACATCACCGGCGACGTCAACAACCTGGCGCTGAACCCGACCCCGGTGACCGTCGCCCGCGAGGTGTACGGCACGAAGGGCAGCACCTCCGCCGACACGATCGCGCACAACTTCGCGCCGTCGTTCCAGGTCGAGGTCGTCCGCGACCCGGTCACGAAGCAGATCGCGCAGGCGCAGGACTGGTTCATCGACCTGTACAAGGCGTCCTTCGCGAAGGGCTCCGACAACAAGCGTGAGTTCCAGCTGTTCACCGACGCGCTCGACGAGCGGATGCCGGTGTTCCAGGGCATCTTCTCCGTGTCCGTCGCCGAGGCGAACACCGGATTCGCGGACAAGGCGATCTTCACCTTCACGCTCACCAGCAACGGTGTCGTCCCCGAGGTCGCCTCGCCGCTCGCCGGGACCGGCGTCCCGATCCTCGAGTCCGCCACCCCCGCGGGTCAGGCGCCCGGCGACCTGATCGTCGTCCGCGGCTACAACCTGGACTCGTTCGTGTCCGCGACGATCGACGGTGCGAACGTCCTCGAGTTCCGGAAGGTCGACGACCACGCGGTCGTCCTCCTGATCCCCGCGACCGTGTCGGGCTCCGCCCCGATCGTCGTCACGAACGACAAGGGCGCGTCCACGGCGCTCCCGTACGCCGCGGTCTGATCGGACTGGTGCAGGGACCATGACGATCACCGCTGACAAGGTCGGCCGCAACCTCCACATCACGCTCGAGGGGGTGCCGGATCCGTTTGTGATCCGGCCCCTCCCGGGCCGTGCAGGCATCCAGGTAACCGACACATACCTCACGTACTCCGGCGGCGACACGACCGTCGACATGTTGTCCGCCCTCACGATGGCGGTCGACGGTGCCCGACAGAACGCGATCACCGGCCTGTGGGAACCCCTCCCCGAAGCCGAGCAGATCAACATGAACCGCATCGGCCTCGAGCTCTCCCAGGAGGAGGGCAACGACGTCATCATGCCGGCATTGTTCTGGCAGACGATCCTCGGACTCGACGGTGTGAAGCAGTACATCGAGGGCGGTGAGGGTCTCGCCGGCACCCTAAAAGCGGCGGGGGCGTTGGCCGCGCGTTTGGGTCGCTTGGCCCCGCGGACATCGCCCAGGGAATCCGCGACGGACTGATCATCGGCGTCGGCCGGCCCGACGCAAACGGTGTGTACGCGGAGGTCGTGTACACACCCGAATGGCGGGCGCAGCGGGAACGCGCCGCCACCCAGTCGGATCAGCACGACGCCGTCGACCGGTCGCTCACCGCGAACGAACTGTGGCGGCTGGTGTGGCCCGAACTGTACGACCAGGTCGAACTCGACCTCGCCGTCACCGGCCTCATCCCCAACCTCGAGCACGCCCTCGACACCCGCCCCTGGCACTTCACCCGAGCAGCCATCGAACGCCTCCCCGACGTGGATGGCACCTGGGTACGGAAGGCGGTGACTGCGCGTGTTCGAAGCCGGCGCTCTAGTCTTCCGAATCCAATCCGTCGGTCAGGCGATCTTCAAGAAGGACCAGGCTGACGCGAAGGACGCGTTCGACAAGACCGGGAAGGCCGCCGAGGACACGGGCCGGAAGGTCGACGAGTCCGGCAACGCCACCGACCGTGCGTCGAAGAAGGCCCGCGACGCGAAGAAGCCCCTCGACGAGCAGGCGTCCTCGACGAAGAAGGTCGGCGACGAGTCCGCGACCGCCTCCGACAAGCAGGACAAGCAGAAGGCCACCACGGAGCAGCAGGCCGAGGCCGCCAAGAAGCTCTCCGCCGCGATGCTCGTCGCCGGTGTGGCGGTGTCCGCGCTCGTCGGGCTGTCGGTCGCGAAGTTCGTCGAGTTCGACAAGCAGATGTCGAACACGTCCGCCGCGACCATGGCGTCCGCGGAAGAGCAGCGCGCGCTCGGCGAGGCCGCTCTCGACGCTGGCGCTGACACTGCCTACTCCGCATCCGAAGCCGCAGCGGCCGAGGAGGAACTCGCGAAGGCGGGCCTGCAGGTCTCCGAGATCGTCGGCGGGTCCCTGAACGGTGCCCTGGCTCTCGCGGCCGCCGGGCAGCTGCAGGTCGCCCGGTCCGCGGAGATCATGGCGACGACCCTCAAGCAGTACAAGCTGCCCGCCGAGGACGCCGCGCACGTCTCCGACCTCCTCGCCGCCGGTTCCGGCAAAGCGCAGGGCTCCGTTGACGACCTCGCGAACGCGCTCAAGTTCGTCGGCCCCGTCGCCGCCGGACTCGGGATCTCGCTCGAGGAGACCACGGGCATCCTGGCGCTGTTCGCGGAACAGGGCATCATCGGTGAGCAGGCGGGCACGTCCCTCCGCGGCGTACTGTCGTCGCTCACGTCCCCGTCGAAGATCGCCGCGGACACGATGAAGCAGTACGGCATCGAGATCTTCAACGCCAACGGTGAGATGAAGTCCGGCGCCCAGGTCGCCCAGGAACTGCAGGACGCGTTCGGCAGCCTCACGGAGGCGGAACGGTCGCAGGCGCTCGGCCGGATCTTCGGCAACGAGCAGATCACGACCGCCCGCATCCTCTACTCGGGCGGTGCCGCCGCTGTCGAGGAGTGGACCGACAAGGTCAACGACTCCGGGTACGCCGCGGAACAGGCCGCGATGCGGCAGGACAACCTCGCCGGCGACGTCGAGAAGCTCGGCGGAGCGTTCGACACCGCCCTCATCCGCACCGGGTCCGGCGCGAACGAAGTGCTGCGGGAGATGGTGCAGTCCGTCACCGCACTCGTCGACTGGTACGGCGAACTCCCCGCCCCGATCCAGGCCACCGCGCTCGTCGTCGGCGTCGCCACGGCGGCCGTGCTGCTCCTCGCGGGCTCCGCTGTCGGGCTACGGGTCCGGTTCATGGAACTCAAGGCTCAGATGGACGCCACGAACACGAGCATGGGGAAGACCGCTCTCGTCGGTGCCGCTGCCGGTCTCGCGCTCACCGGCGTCGTGACGGTGCTGTCGATCCTCGCGCAGAAGCAGGCCGAGATGAACGCCGGCGCTTCGGAGTTCGCCGACACCCTCGACGAGGTCACCGGCGCGGCAACGGAGAACACGCGCGCGCTCATCGCGAAGAAGCTCGCCGATCAGGGCGCATTCGAAGGCGCCCGCCAGGCCGGGATCTCGCAGAAGGAACTCACCGAGGCGCTCTACGAAGGCGGCAGCGCCCTCGACGACGTGCTCGCGAAGATGAACGCGTACAACAACGAGAACCCGTTCAACGCGGTCGTCGGAAACTCGATCAACTCCGTCCGCGAGATGGGCGTCCAACTTGAGGACGCCGAGGTCAAGCACCAGGACCTCAAGGCGGCCACGGACGAGAACGCTGCGTCGACCGAGTCCGCTGCTGACGCGTACGTGCAGGCCGCCGACGAGGCTGCGGGGCTGAACTCGACGCTGCAGGAACTCATCGACACCATTGCTGAGTCGAACGGCGTCGGGCAGGACGCGGTCTCCGCGAACATCGACTTCCAGGAAGCCCTGTTCAAAGTCGACGAGCAGATCCGCCTCGCGAAAGAGGGCGCCGAAGGGTACTCGCTCGGTCTGGAGCAGAACACCGAGGCAGGACGCGACAACCTCGGGATGCTGAACGACCTCGCCGGCAAGTCGCAGGAGGCGGCGGAGGCGCAGTTCGCGCTCGACGGCAACACGCAGACGTATCGCAGCAGCCTCGAGGCCGGCCGGCAGGCGCTGATCCAGCGGGCCGAGGATCTCGGGTACAACGCGACTCAGGCTCAGGAACTTGCAGACCAGATCTTCCGGATCCCGTCCGATACCGAGTGGAAGCTGATCGCGGATACGTCGCGGGCGGCATGGACCATCCAGGACTTCATCAACAAGTACGGCACCCTGTCGGGGACGATCAACTACCGGTCGAACCTGCCGGACCTGAACGGTGCAGTTTCGGGTTCCGGCCGGATGGGTACCTTCGCAAACGGTGGCGTCGTCGAGGCGTTCGCGAGCGGCGGGATGCGTGAGAACCACGTCGCTCAGATGGCTCGCGCGGGCTCCTATCGGCTGTGGGCGGAGCCGGAGACCGGTGGCGAGTCGTATATCCCTCACGCGCCGTCCAAGCGGGCGCGGTCGGAAGCGCTGATGACGGAGACCGCAGCGATCCTCGGCGGCGTCTACATCCCCTCAGGCGCGTCACAGTTCGCGGCGGGCGGGATGGCCGGTGCTCAGAGCGCGACGCTCGACAGTGCGGTGATCACGGGCACGTTCGAGATTGGGGACGGGTTCGTGCGACTCATCGACGGGCGGATTCAGGCTGCGGACACCGCGAACGCCGGGAAGCTGCGTGGCGGAAGGCAGGTGCGCGGATGACCGCTGGGCCACTCCTCACCCCCTATGTTGACGCTGACCCGATGCCTCGGGTGGAGGTGTTCTTCGAGGAGTTCGCTCCGGGCACGGACACCGTCACGGTCTATCGGATGGTGAACGGGCGTGAGGCGGAAGTCCAGGGCGCTCTGCGCGCACCAACGGCCGGGTCGCTGACACGACTGGACTTCGGGGCCCCGTTCAACGTCCCCCTGACGTACCGCGCGCAGATGTTCGACGTCGCCGGCACTGACCTCGGATTCACCGACGCCTCCACCTTGGGGGCTTCGTTCGACGGGCTCCTCCCCGGGGACGACACGTACCCCGGGGAGGATACGTTCCCCGACGAGTTCGTTGCAGGGGCCGGACTCATGTCCGACGAGACATGGCTCCACAACCCCCTCGATCCGCGCGGCGGAGTGCGCGTGCAACTCGCCGCAACGACAGGGAACGTCCTCTCCCGGCCCGTCCCGGCCACCATCTCCCGCCCGCTCGGCCGGCGCCTAGGTGTGGTGCTGGCCGAGCCCCGCGGAGGCGTACAGGGGCTGCAGTTCGACGTCTACACGTACGACCTCGAGTCCGCCGACAAGCTCCAGGCGCTCGTCGGATCCGACGCGAACACGACGGTCCCTGTCGTCTGCGTCCGTCTCGGCGGCGTCGACCAGCGGCTCCGCATCCCGCAGCCCTTCCACATGTCCGTCTTCGACCCCGTCGAGGTAGACCTCACGGTGCAGTTCGGTGGAGAGACGCTGCTCACGCAGATGGTGGGCGACGAGGTCGAACCACCCACACCGGGCCTGTTCATCCCGCTCCTGACCGCGGCGGACATCAACGCCTACTTCCAGACCGCCGCAGACGTGAACGCGTCCGCGCTGGCGGCCTACACGATCAACCGGCGGTACGACCTCGCCGGCTACGCGACGGCCTAGGAGGTCAGCGTGCGCCAGCACACCCCCGAACTCCTCCCCGTCCTCACCGGGTCGTTCACCCGCCGCCTGTTCGCGAACGTGTTCCACGGCACGAACCGCGTGCTCGAGGATGTCCCGTTCGAGTCCTGGTCCCTCACCGGCGACATCGACGCGAAGGTGAAGTACTGGGGGGCGGGCGCGATCGTCTGCACCACGAAGGACGGCAAGTCGCTCAGCCCGATCGGCACCGCAGGCATCCTGTCACCGTTTCGGATGCGGCTCGAGCTCGTCATGGAGATCACCGCCGCCGACTTCCGCGAACGAGTCAGCCTTGGCATGTTCCGAGCGACGGCCGTCCCCCGCTCGAAGGACACAAACGCGATCGTGAACGGCGACGTGGTCACCACCGCGTCCCGCGTCGAGGTGACCTTCCACTCTCTCGAGGAGAACGTGCGCCGCCGCGGAATGCGGTTCCCGGAGCAGCCGCCCACGGGCGCGTCCTGTTTCAGCGAGATCCGGCGCCTGACCGACATGCCGGTGCAGGAGACAGTCGACGATGTCGCCGCCCCGCCGATCACGTACGAGGCGAAGCAGGAAGGGCGCCTCAACGCGGTCGGGATGCTCGCCGACGAACTCGGCGGTGTCCCCATCGTGAACAGCGCCGGCGCGTGGGTGATCATCCCCGACGAGATCGGCGAACCCGTCGCGGAACTCCACCTCGGAAAGAACGGCACCGTCACCGACGTCGGCAACGAGATCGACACCGACACGATCTACAACTGTGTCGTCGGGATCTTCGAAGACAACCTCCGCAACCCGATCTACTCCGTCGCGGAAGTCACTACCGGCCCCCTCGCGGTCGGCGGAGACTACGGCGAGAACACCCGCTACTACGCGTCAGACAAGGTCACGACACAGGAGCAGGCGGACAGCGCCGTGAAGGCGATCCTCGCCCTCTCCACGGGCGCGCAGGAGTACGACGTCCCCATCCAGTGCCACGTCAATCCGCTCATCGAACTCGGCGACGTCACGGCGCTACTCGGCTGGACCCGCGACCTCACCGGCCGGGTCGTGCGGGTTGCCCTGTCGGACAGCGCCCTGATGAACGTCACGCTCCGCGTTCCCCGAAGCCTGTGAGGTGAACCGTGGTCGATGCTGTTGACCGTCTTCTCGACCAGGTAGCCCGCATCCCCACGGTTCGTTCCGAGACGTCCGTTTTCGTGCGGATGGAGGGTGTCTTCGCGATCGTGAACGTGGGCCCGCAATCCGCGATCAAGGTCCCGTGCGTCGGCTGGTATCCGCCGGTGGCGGGCATGACCGTGCAGGTCGAATGGCGTGACGGCCACCCGGTCGTCACCGGCCCCGCGCGCTCCCTAAGCCCCATCGGCACGATCTCCGCACCAGGAACACCGAAAGCCACCGTCCTCGTAGACGGCATCGAGTACCTGCTGTACACGCGCCAGGGGTACGAGGCGGTCCTCGGTGACATGGTCACCGTGAACTGGCAGACCGGCATCATCGAGGGCGCCATCACCGGGGTCGACACCCCCGAAGAGCCCGACACAGGCGGCGTCGCGGCGGCACAGTTCACCGACCTTCCCGTGCTCGCCGAGAACTCCGGCAGCTACCAGTCCCGGTGGTGGAAGAACGACGTCTGGGCAAGCTCGAACAACGACGGCCTCTGGACGTACGGGTGGCGCACACGCGACGCCCTCGCCGGCGCTGACGTCACCAAGGTCGAGATCTTCCTCCCCCTACAAAGCGAGGTCGGGAACGCGCAGATCGGCCTCTCCCCGAACCACGTCATCCCCCCCGGTGCACCCACGATCACCGATCTCGTCGACCTCCCAGTCCGTTCGGGCTGGGTTGCCCTGCCGTCGTGGTGGGGGAACTGGCTGCGGGACAACACCGGCGGTATCGGCGTCCTCGCGCCCGGCGGTGGCGGGTACACGCGGTGGACCGGTACGGCTCTCGATTCATGGTCTGGTGCTCTGCGATTCGCGGGCAACCGATAGGAAGGCTCACGCATGGCGAAGTACGGCACCAACCCGGTCGACGGACGTCCCTTGTTCCGCGACACAGATTCGCCCGACATCAAGCTTGATCCGCAGCAGGTCGCGGACTACGCCGCCGAGGTCGGCAACCGCATCGTCGGAACCACCGCCTACCTCGAGAACTACGCGTTCAAGCGCGACGGGCTCGCCGGGTACGACACCACCCGCGGGTGCGCCGTCACCTACCGGGGTGACACGTGGCGTCGGGACGTGTCTGCCCGGTTCTTCACGACCGCGCGCGGCGGCATGACAGACGGGACCCCGTTCTTCCAGGTGCCCGTGGAGGACACCGGACAGGATACGGAACCGGCGTTCACGTACACGTACAGCAACACGGACGGTCGAGTGACGCTCGAGGCGGGCGTGTATCTGCTGCACGCGAAGGGCCACCCGGGCAGCGTGAACACGGGCACGTCGTTCCTGCAGCTGCGCGGCACGTCGCAGGGCGTCCTGGACCGCAAGGGGCCGGCGATCAGCGCTGACCCCGTGATGTACGTCTCAGCGCTGTTCCGCGCCGACGGGTCCGAGGGCCTGATCGTCGAGATCCAGAAGCAGACTGGCGGGTCCTCGAACGGCGCGGGAACGCTCAGCATCGCGCGCATCGGGGGCATCTGATGGGTGGTGCACCGGTCATCGAGACCATCCGGGCCGGCGTCGGATTCGTCCACTCGGCCGCGTCGTCGTTCCGGCGGGCAGAAGCCGGGTGGGAGGAGAAGACCGGCCGAGCGCGGATCGGGTGCAACTCGTCGTTCCGCGACTACGGGCTGCAGCTGTCGATGTATCAGGCGTGGACCGCTTGGACGGAACGCCGCGGTCCGAAGCCGAACCACTCGCGGCCGGCGAAGCCCGAGGACTCGAAGCACGTCATGGGTCTCGCCCTCGACACTCCCGACATCGGCATTCCCGGGTTCCTCGCCCACATGGCGGAGCACGGGTGGATCCAGATCCTGCCGAACGATCCGACCGAGCGCCACCACCTCGAGTACCAGTGGTGGCGCGATCAGCACTACGGCGAGCCCGTGCCGGCGCCCGCTGCCACCAAGCCCTTGCCTGACAAGGAAGAGAGTCACGACATGTACGCAATCCGACAGATCGGTCAGCCTGATTCGGGCGTCATCATCCGGCCGGGCGTCCCGCCCTACGCGCTGCCCGCGCAGGTTTTCGAGACCGAGGCTTCGACGTACGGCCTCACGATCAAAGACCTCCCCGACTGGCGCTACGGCACGGCCGTACGCGAGCAGTGGACGGCGTTCAACACCGCCGAGCGCTTCCGGGCCGACGTGAACCTCACGGCCGAGAGCGTCCAGGAAGTCGCGGACGCCACGCGCAAAACGATCATCGCACCGGAACACGGCTGATGCGCGCGCGCTGGCGGGCGTCGCCGTTCGGGCGGCTACCCGCTCGGCACGTGGCATGGGCGATCGCGAAGCTCATCGCGATCGTATGGATGCTCTCCTACGTCTTCACCGCGCCCCCGCAGACGTTCGCCATCCTCGGGTGGTTTCTCTGGGCGCTGCTCCCGATCGCGGCCGCTGCGGGCGTCGTGTCGATCGTCGGCATGGTCATCTCGCACAGCCCGACACCCGGTGCTCCGCGCCGCGGGCTGACGATCGAGCTCTCCGGTCTCTGGGTGATGCTCAGTGGCCCGTTCGCTCATGCCGTGACCATGTTCGTGATCATGGTCGGCGGCGAAGGTACGACCCGGTTCGGGCCGATGATGCAGTCGGTGTTCATGCTCGCCGTGATCAGCGTCCGGATTGTCGAGGTGCGGCGCCCCTGGTCCCGAATCACCGGAGCCGCCTGATGGACAACATCGTCGCCGTCGTGCTCGCGTGCCTGGCGCTCGCGGGGACGATCTTCGGGGCGATCGTCACGCTCGTACGCGGGCGCCGCACGGATGACCAGGGCGACCGGCAGCAGGACACCGTCGCCAACGACCTGATCCTCAAGCTCGTCACCCACGCGAACACCGAGGTCGGGAAGTGGCAGGTCGCGTACGACAACGCCAGCGCCGAGAACACGAAGCTCCGCGCTGACCTCGCCGAGAATCTCGCAGCCGCCGTGGACCTCCGCGACCGCATGCAGATGGCGATCGACTACCTCGTAGCGATCGCACGCGCTCAAGGGAGCGTGACGGTGCACGAGGTCATCACGTGGGCCGACACTGCCCTGGACCGAACCATCCCCATCGACGAGTTTCGCCGGCGCATGCAGCCACCGAACGAACTAGACGAAGACACCATCCGACCGGAGCCGCCTCAGGGCGGCTTCTCACGTTCCTGAGGAGGAACCAATGCTCTCCAACGTCCGTTCCTGGCTCACTGACCAGCGCCGCAAGGCACTGCACGCCGCGGTCGGTTCCCTCGCCGCACTGCTCGTCGCCGCCGGCTACGTGAACGACACCCAGCAGACTGCGGTCGTCGGGCTCGCTGGTTCCGTGCTGGTGCTCGTGCAGGCGCTGCTCGGACTGTCGCTGCTGCGTCCGTCCGAAGCGGCCGTGTGGTTCGACACCGTCGGCCGCGGCCTCGTCTACGGATTCGCGGCCGCAGCGGGCGCCTTCGGTGTCGCGTTCTCCTGGTGGACTCCCGACGTGGTGACGCACTGGGCTGGCCTGATCTCGCTCGGCCTGACGGTGGTGTCGTCGTTCGTGGCGGTCGTGAACGTGCAGACCGTCATCGACGCGCGCGACGCACCTGGTGTCCCGCGGATCACCACGCTCGGCGCTCACAACGTGGAGGGCTGATGGTCTACTCGCTGTTCCGCCCCGGCGGGTGGAAGAACAAGCCGGACAAGTCGACGCCGATCTCCGGTTCGGCGATGGACCACATCGAGCAGGGTGTGCTCGCGGCATCCCAGGACGCGGACTACGCGAAGAGCCAGGTCGACGGGCGCCTGTCCGAGGAGTCGCTAAGTACGGCATTTGCTGGGGCTCCAGTCGCCTGGGTTGCGGACACCGCGTACCCGAAGAACACGATCGTGATCAATGCCGGTTCCGCGTACGTCGCGCTTGCCGCGGTTCCCGCACGGTCTACGTTCGCGCCGGCCGATTGGCAGGCTCTCGGCAGCAGTGCGACGGACGGCGTACCCGTCCTCATGCTCGGCGACAGCATCATCTTCGGGCAGGGGACGTCCCCGGCTTCGACGAACGGTGTCGTGCCGCGCACCGCGGCATGGCTGCAGTCGATCCTCGGCGGCACGTACACGCTTATCAACGCGGGTATCCAGGGCAACACAACCGGGCAGATGCTCGCTCGTCTGCCCGCCCTTTTGACGCAGCACAAGCCGAAAATCGTCACGCTGTCCGCAACCGTCAACGACAACCGGATCAACAACACCGGCACCAACGGCGAGACGGTCGCGAACCTTCGGAAGATGATCGCACTGTGCCGCCTCGCGGGAGCACGGCCGATCCTGCTCACGAACACGCCGTACGACTACGTCCGCTTCGGATCAGCCAACTACGACGCGACCAGCGCCGCCAAGCGCATCACGCAGGTCGCAGCCGTTGTGGCACTCGCGGCCGAGCTCCGCGTCGACCTCGCGGACCTGGATGCAGCGTTCGCGCAGGCGCCCGACTTCCCGACGACCTACACGTCAGACGGTCTCCACCCGAACAACGCCGGAGCGAACCTCTGGGCGCAGGTCATCGCGTACGCGATTGCAGCGCAGCCGCCCCTTACGGGTCTCGGCGCGACGACCACGTACGCGGCGGACAACTTCAACCGAGCAGACGGAGCACTGGGCTCGACGCCAACCGGGAACAAGGCATGGAACGTCGCGCCCTCTGCGACAGCAGGCATCGTGGGCAACCAGCTCAAGATCCTCACCGCCACCTCCGGCACCGACAACGACGTGTACGTCGATGACGGCCAGGTCGACGGCATCATCTCGGTCAAGATGGGTTCGACTCTGGCGCAGGGTCTCGTGTTCCGGAGCACGGGGAACAACGGGTACCTGCTCTACCGCTCGGGGGGCTCGCAGTACACCTTGGCTCGACGCACGGGGCCGAACGCCTACTCGGCCCTGCAATCGACAACGGGTGTGACGCCGACTGTGGGCGACGTGCTGACGGTCACGCTGAGCGGCAGCAGCATCTCGGTGGCGATCAACGGTGCCGCTCAGTTCACTGTGACGAACTCCGACTACATCGGAACTCGGCACGGAGTCTGGTGCGGTGGCACGGGAGCGGGCGCGCTGTTCGACGACTTCTCGCACGTCTCCGGGTAGCCGTCAGGCGGAGTGCACCGGGTTCTTGCAGGAGCATGCCCGCAGCTCGTCGTCCTCGTGCCAATGAGTGTCACCACAGACGATCAAGCGGGGCTGCAGGCGAAACCCTAGTGCGCGCATCAGGCGCCGACCGTCGCCGCGTCGCACCTCGCCGTTCGTGTGGTGACACTCGACGCACTCCGGTTGCCCCTCGCCAAGCGTGATCGGCGCGGGGGGAGCGTTGCGGGTGCGTGAGATGGACACGACCGGATAGTACCGCGCGGGTCCCAGCAATGCACGAAATACTCTCAGCCCCTCGGGCTCGCCACCACGGCGGGCTCGAGGGGTTCTTTCGTCATGTCCGGAGTGCATGCGATCATCCCGGCATGCCCGACTGGCACCCCATCATGGCCGCCGAGGAACGCGAACCCGGCGTGTGGATCATGGTCGACCCGCTCGGGCAGGAGTACGGGCGCATCGAGATCCGCCGCACCCCGGACGGCATCCGCTACCGCGCCGAAGCGCTCGGCGAGCTCATCGGCTGGGGCACCTCGCTCCGCCAAGCCTGCGGGCGCGTGCACGACGTGTTCCTCCGGTCGATGGCACCTCACCGGGCGGCGCGCCCGGAATGGCCGTCCACCGGTCAGCGTGCACCGTGAGAATCCGGTAACGACTGGACTGGAAGTCCGAACGGCGGAGTAGTCTCATCGTCTCCCGAAGATGGGAGCGCCCCGACAGGTGCTGTAACACCGGCCGGGGCTGACGACACCAAGTCTCAGTTGGAGATCGCCATGCAGAACGATACTGCGCGCACGCCCGCGCCCGACACCACCCTCGCCGACATCGCAGCATCCGGGTTCCTCGCCCGCTACCGCGGCGAAACCGTCACCCTTTACTCAGGCGACCTTCGCATCTTCTACGCCTGGTGCCGACGCCAGGACATTGACCCGCTGCAGGTCAAGCGGTACCACCTCGAAGAGTTCCGCCGACACCTCGAAGACGACCGCGGCAACAGTCCTAGATCCGTCCGCCGGCGCCTGCAGACCCTCCGCACCTTCTACCGCCTCGCTGTCGCCGACGAGTACATCGACCGCGACCCCACCCTCATGCTCCGCCTGCCCGAGAACCGGGCCCTGAAGGAGCCGCTCTGGCTCGACCGGTTCCAGGTCGGCGCGCTCCTCCGCGCAGCAGAGGCCGAGTCGCCCGCGCATCACGCGTTGATCGCCCTGATGGTCATGCTCGGGCTCCGGGTGTCCGAGGCGTGCAACGTGCAGATTGAGGACTTCGCCGCCGACAAGCTCGGGTACCGCGTCCTGCGCCTGATCGGGAAGGGCGGGAAGCCCGCAGCCATGCCCGTTCCGGTACCGCTGCTCCGGATCCTCGAGACTGCGCGCGGCGACCGCACCTCGGGGCCGCTCATCCTCCGCCGCGACGGCCGCGCGCAGGACCGCAACGGCGCATACGCGTGGGTGAAGATCCTCGCTCGCAAGGCTGGCCTGCCTGAGGACACGCACCCGCACTCTCTCCGGCACGCGGCCGTGACCGCAGTGATCGACTCGGGCGCAGATCTCCGCGAAGCCCAGGAGTTCGCGCGGCACGCTGACCCCGGTATGACGGTCCACTACTACCGTCGTGCCGGGAACCTCGACCGTCACGCTGCACACGTCGCCGCGCGCGTGTTCGCATCTGCGGTCTAGAATCCGAGCGATGTCGGTGGCCGACCGCATGATGGGGACATGCTGTCGGCCACCGCGCTCCTCGACTTCGAGCAGAAGTGGGGCAAGCACTCGGGATGGAAGGAAGAGGCCATCCGCCGGGAGCTCGATATCGCGCCGGCTCGCTACTACCAGCTACTGGATCGCGTCATCGACAGCGAGGAGGCGCTTGCGCTGCAGCCGATCCTCGTTCACCGGCTGCAGGACCGGCGGACCGCCGCGCGCGCTAGTCGGCGTGGGTGATCAGGACGCTCGCACCGTCGTCCGGGTGGTAGGTCCAGTCGGCCTCGTATCCGTCCCATGACTCGCTCTGCCGCCCGTCGAGCGCACGAGTCTGTCCGATCTGTGCGCTGATCGACTCGGGCGCTTCGAGGTGCGTGAGGATGCACTCGAGGGTGTTGTACGGGATGCCGTCGTACTTCGTGACGCGCAGTAGTTCGACCGATTCGCCCCCGTCGAGGATGTCGACGTGGGCGTCCGGTGATTCGTCGACTCCGCAGCGGGACAGCGCGGCCCGGAAGGTGTCGAGACGCTTCTCCTCAGCCTCCGCGGCTTCCTCAGCGGCGGTGGCGGCGGCCTGCTTCTCGGCCTCCTGCTGTGCTGCGGAGATGCTGAGCGGGATGGCGACAGCTGCGACGATCACGACGACGGCGATCACCGCGACTACCCAGGGCCAGATGAGGCGCTTGTGGCGCGGCTCCTCGGGCGTGGGCTGCGGTGCTGGTGTGGCTTCGGTGCTCATGTGTTCCCCCGGTGTGATGCTCTGGTGAGTGTACCGAGCAACCGGGGGAGCACTACTGCTCTAGGTAAGCGGTGAGTTGCATCATCGCGCCGCGCATCCGGTCCTGGTTGCCCTTGGTCTTGTAACCGCGGGTCATGGACCTTGTGGAGTGTCCGACGATCTCCTGGAGAATGTCTTCCGGGACGCCGGCAAGGTAGAGCAGGTCTACCGCTGTGTGCCGGAGGTCGTGCAGGCGGACGCTGCGGTTCTCGCCGAACACGGACCGCATGAGATTGCCCCATTCGGCGGTGTCCTGGTCGGGGTCGATCGGGCGCCCGCCGTCCCGCGTGAACACGAGCCCGTGGGGCCCGGGTTCGAGGGTGCTGATGTGCCGCTCGAGCAGCGTACGGAGGGGGTCGACGAGTGGGATGATGCGCCAGCCCGCGAGGGACTTCGGGCGGGTCCAGTACAGGCCGCCTTCGATGCGGCGGTACTCGAAGTCGCTGCGTGTGCGGAGGATCCGGTCGGGGCAGTATCCGCCCTTGACCATCCCGCACCCGCCGCCGCAGCCGTGTTCCCACGGGAGGCGGCGCAGCTGCCACGACAGATCGAGGGTGTCGGTGACGCGGTCGAGCTCGAGGCCGATGACTTCGCCGCGGCGCGCCCCAGTGAGGAGGCTCGTCGCGCGCCGGGTGCCGTCTGCTCGGCCGGCGCACACCTGCAGCAGCTGCAGCGACTCCTCGGGCGTGAGGACGTCGAGTTTCACGGCTGCCTTGCGCGGTGCCTTCACGAGTTGTGTCGGGTTCCGCGGGATCTTCCCCTCCCGCATGGCCGCGGTGAGGGCGCTCGACAGGATCCGGTGCGCGTTGAGCGCGTAGGTGGACGACAGGCCCAACCCGGTCATGCGGTCGTGCATCCGCCGGATGGAGGCGGCGTTCAGCTTTTCGAGCTTCGTCTTCGCGCCGAGGCCCGGGGAGATGTGCGTCTTTACCATGGACCGGTAGCCGGCGAGGGTGCCGGGCGCGACGTCGTGGATGGCGATGTGGTCGAGCCAGTACTCGAGCCACTGCTCGACCGTAGGTGAGGACGTCGCAAGGTCTCCGCTGCGGCGCAGGTCTTCCTTCACCTCAGCGAGCCGGGTTAGCAGGGTCGTCTTGTCGCGGGACCGGATGGTCTTCCGCCGGCGGTCCTTTGCGAGTCCTGTCGGGTTCGGGAGTTCGACGTACGCCTGCCAGTACTTGAGGGGCTGCGTCCGATCGGCTGGCACCCGGAACAGTGCGCCTTCGCCCTTTCCCCTCACAGGCGGTTTCCCGTGCTGGCGGTGGGGGCGGTGGTCATCTGCTGTGTCCTTCTGCTGGGTCGGGTGTGGTGCTCTCCCCTATGACGGGGTGGCGGGTCTTCTGAGGGTCATTCCGGAGCCGTTCACTGGTGCTGGTCTCGGGTGGTGTCGCGGGCGTCGTTGACCGCGGGCCCTCTTCTTTTGCGCACGAACCTGGTCACCGCTGTTCCTTCCGGCCTGGATGGGGTGTATCCGATGGTGTATCCATCGCGGACTGTCGCTGACAACCGCTGACGTCTGTTTGGACAGGCTAGCAGTCCTCAGCGACGCTGAGCAAGTCTCACCGGACAGGAACTTACGACTGAAAATCGTGAGGTCACGGGATCGACGCCCGTCGGAGCCACTGGCCCTTTCCTAGGCTTCTACTGGGAAGGGGCCTTTTTAATGCCCTCCGAGGGCTACCCGAAAAGCCGCGGTGTATCCGATGGTGTACCCGATCTCTTGGCATCCAGAACGTAGGCGCGAAACAGCCGCGTGGTGACGCCGAGCTCGGACACCAGCCGGCCCTCGTCAGGGCACCAGCGGTACAGATCCTCGAGCTCAGCCGGGTCGATCAGGTGGTGCGCAGCGAAGCGGTCCGCCTGGTGCTCATGCTTCGGCCGGTCGTCTTCATGCTCGAGCGCCGCGTGCCCGACGCCGTGCGCGAGCGCGTTCCGCTGATGGACGGCGCGGAGCTTTGAGTGCACGACGAGCGTGCGGTACTCCGGCAGCCAGAGCTCGTGTGCGGTGCGGAGTGGCCGCACGATGACCTGCAGCCCTAGCTCGTCCGCGTGCTCCCACGGGTCGTAGGCACGGCCTCTACGACGGTTCGTCGGATTCCAGTTCGTCATCGGTGATCGCTGCGCGGCGTTCCTGCTCTTCTAGCTCCTGCGGGGACATGCGCGCGGCCTCTTCCTGCTTCCGCCGGCGCGTGTCGTCGAGGCTAAGTGGAGCTTCCGACACGGGCTCCCCTGCGGCGTCGACTTCCTCGATCGCTTCGCGCAACACCTTCTCTGGGTCGACGCCGATCGCGTTCGACAGCACGACGAGATCGGTGGCCGTGATGGGCGCCTTCGCCTTGAGCTTCTTCTGCAGCGTGACGACCGACATGTCCGCGCGTTCCGCGACCTGTTCCTGGGTCAGCCGTTTCCGTCCGTAGTACCCCGTGAGGACGTCGCTGATCGCACGGCTGATGGGGGTCTGTTCGGCAGGCACATCTCAGTGTAGGACGGCTCACCTGTCGAAATCGAAAGGAAATCTGTCTCAACGTCTTCCATCTGTCGTTACCGACAGGTAGGCTGTCGATATGGACAGGAGAAGAGTCACCTCTCGCATCGCCGGCAACGTGCGCTCGGCAATCGACGCCGCGGGCGTCTCCGTCCACACCGTCGCAGAAGCCGCCGACATCACCAGCACTGACCTCATCGATCGCCTTGACGGGCGCGTCGAGTTCGAGGTCGACGTGTTGCGTGGTGTCGGCGGCTTTTTGCGTGTGCCCGTGACCCAGCTACTGGAGGCGTAACCCATGACCAGCACTGCCCCACCCCACAAGCTCGCGTACTCGATCCCGGAACTCGCGGAGGCGACCGGCCTGTCGAAGGACTCGATCTACAAGGCGATCAAGAACGAGGAGCTCGTGAAGTCGATGTTCGGCACGAAGCCGATCATCCTCCGAGCCGAGGCCGAGAGATGGCTGTCGACCCTCTCGACCGACTGACCCCATCAGAAACGCCGCCCGCGGCAACGGACGGCGTCTCACAAGCAGAAAGGGACAGGCAATTGCCCTCTCCGACGACTTTACCGCAGGTGCAGATGACTGCAGCTGTCACATCACTGGAACTCGCGAGGCTCTGGAACCAGTCCGGCAGCCCCCGCAAAGCGCAGCGCGAACTCGACCACGCGCTCGATCTGCTCGGAGAGGTGCGTGCATCGCTGTGAACATCACGCCGCACACCCTCACCGCCGCGGAGGAGTTCGAGGCTGTCCTCGCGCAGCCGGTCCACCCCGTCGACCTCCCCATGGGGAAGCTCTCCCTGCGGGACCGCATCGACGCCGCGTGCAAGCGCGTCTTCCCGTTCGCGGCCGCCGTCCCCGTCGGCCTCCTGTTCGCCGCGGGGGTGCTGTACAGATGACCGACACCCTCTGGGCGCCCGACTTCCGCGCCATCGAACTGCACGACCAGATCGTCCGCCAGATCGACACCGACCTGACCGTCGAGGACGTGCACGGAGCGATCAACGCCGTCTGCGGCATGACGTACGACAACACCGG